AACAAAGTAGATATTCTTTATTTTAATTATAAAACTTATATGAATGAGGTTTATAAAATGAAAGAAACTGGTACTGGTGGAGAGAAACCTATAGAAAAAGATGATTCTTTTAATCCTCCAAAAAGTAAAGAAGGTCACTACGGAAAAATATCTAGATCAGTAGAATGTTTATATGAAGGCGCTTATATATTAGGTGCTGATAAACTTATTAAATGGGAGAAGGCTAGTAATATGATGCGACCTAAAAGTGATTATACTAAGGTTAAAATGAATTATGCTATTTGTGCTCCTAGAATGTATGAGGGTAGAATTGAAAGTTTAGTTGGTAGAATAACTGGTTTTGCTGATATGATTCAATTAACACATTTAAAACTACAACAAGTATTATCAAGAATGACTCCTGATGGTGTTTATTTAGATGTTGATGGTTTAGCCGAGGTTGATTTAGGTAATGGTACTAATTATAATCCACAAGAAGCATTAAACATGTTTTTCCAAACAGGTAGTATTGTCGGTAGATCATTTACTCAAGATGGAGATGGTAATCCTGGTAAAGTACCTATTCAAGAAATATCAAGTGGAGCGGGTGTTAACAATAAAATGCAAGCACTTATAGGTAATTATAATTACTATTTACAAATGATAAGAGATGTAACCGGGTTAAATGAAGCTAGAGATGGTAGCATGCCAGCGGAAAGATCATTAGTTGGTGTACAAAAAATGGCTGCGGCTAATAGTAACACAGCAACTAGACATATATTACAAGCTGGATTGTTTTTAACATCCGAAGTTGCAGAACAACTGTCACTTAGAATATCTGATATTATAGAATATTCACCAACTAAAAACGCTTTTATAGAAGCTATAGGAGCTCATAATGTGGCTACATTAGATGAAATTAAAAATTTACATTTATACGACTTTGGTATATTTATAGAATTAGAACCAGATGAAGAAGAAAAACAAATGCTTGAAAACAATATTCAAACAGCTTTAACAAACGGTAGTATAGAACTAGAAGATGCCATTGATTTAAGAATGATTAAAAGTGTAAAACTAGCTAATCAATTACTTAAAATAAGACGTAAGAAAAAAGGTGATTTAGATCAAAAAAGACAAATTGAACAAACAGAAGCACAAGGAAAAGCTCAAGCAGAAGCAACAAGAGCCGCTTCACAATCAGAGATTGAAAAAAATAAAGCAATTTTAGAATCTCAAATGAAATTAGAAGCTATAAAAACAGATGGTAAATCACAATTATTAGAACAAGAAGCTGCTATTAAAGAAAAATTAATGCAGCAGGAGTTTAATTATAACATGCAATTAAAACAAACTGAAGCCGCTGGACAACAAATGAAACAAGAGGCTTCTGAAAATAGAAAAGATAGAAGAGCGAAGATGCAAGCAACACAACAATCAGAGTTGATTGATCAAAGAACAAACGAAAAACCACCTAAAGACTTTGAATCAAGTAACGATACTTTGGGTGGTATAAGATTGTAAAAAATTATTAACTATTATTATATTATATTATGGCAAAGAAAAAAGAAGAGCCAAAAGTGGATAACGAAGTAGGCTCATTAAAAGTGAAAGAAAAAGTAGAAAAACAACCAGATGGTAACGAAACAAAAGGTAATGTTACTAAGATTAAAGAAAAAATGACAATGAAACCTATTATAGAAAAAGAAACTATAACTAAGGTTGATTTAAATAAACCAAAAAAACCAGAAGAAAATGAAGTTAAAGAAGATAACACTAACGACAGCGGAGTGGCTCCAATCCTTGAAGACACCTCTACCGCACAAGAACAAAAAGAAGTACAACCGGAAGCAGAAACACAAGAAACTCCAACGTTAGAAGAAGTTGTAGAAGAATCTAAAGTTGAAGAAGTTAAAGAAGCCGCAATTGTAGCTGAAGAAGCAATTAAAGAAAATATAGAAACTGGAAAACCTCTTCCTGAAAGTGTTCAAAAATTAATGAACTTTATGGAAGAAACAGGTGGTGATTTAAATGACTATGTTAAGTTAAATCAAGATTATTCGAAAATGGATAATCAAACAGTTTTAGAAGAGTATTATAAACAAACTAAACCTCATTTAACTCCAGAAGAAAGAACTTTCTTAATGGACGATCAATTTTCATATGATGAAAATGAAGATAGTGAGATAGATATAAAAAGAAAAAAACTAGCGTTAAAAGAGCAAGTTGCCAGCGCTAAAGCCCACTTGGACGGGCAAAAGTCCAAATATTACGAAGAAATTAAATTTGGTTCAAAACTCACGAGTGAGCAACAAGAAGCAATTAATTTCTATCAAAAATCGCAAGAAAATATTAAGCATCAAAAAAGTCAATCTACTAATTTCTTAAATAGAACCAATAGGTTCTTTGGAGACCAGTTCAAAGGTTTTGAATATAATGTCGGAGAGAAAAGTTTTAGATTTAATGTTGGCGATAAAAATAAGATTAAAGAAAACCAAAGTGATATTAATAATTTTATCGGAAAGTTTCTTGATAAAAATAATAATATGGTAGATGAAGCGGGTTATCATAAATCTTTATTTACAGCTATGAATTCTGATGCTATTGCAAGACATTTTTACGAACAGGGTAAAGCAGATGCTTT